TAATTTTATGGATGATATAGATATATTTATATTAAATCATAAACCTACAGAAAAACCTGCTATCTATGCAGAAGCTAAAGCATATAAACCTAAGAATAAAAAAGTAAATAGAAATAAATGGAAATCAAAAAAAACTTTAATACCTAAAGGTGGTGGTGGTAGAAGATTTCTTAGTAAAGGAAAATATGAATAATGGCTATATCTAGAACTAATACAAAAAAACAATTAACTGGTAAACAAAAAAGAAAATTTAATATAGTTATGAACGAATTTGGAAAAGGTACATTAAAGAGTAGTAATGGAAGATCTGTTAAAAATAAAAAACAAGCAATAGCAATAGCATATAGTGAAGCGAGAGGAGTTTAATTATGGCAAAAAATATTTCAACAAAGAGAGGTAAAGGAAGAGTAAGAGTTCCTCCATCTCAATTAACAGCAGAACAAAGAGGTCGTGCTACTCGATTAGGTGAAATTTTTTATATGGATAAACCAAGTAAAGGACCACAAGAAGGTCCACGAGATGTACATGGTTATTCAGGAGTAAAAAAACCTACAAGAAGATTTACTTTAAAACGAACTTATGGTAAACCAAAAGCAGGTACAGGTACAGTAGAAGTAAGTTTTCCAAAAGAAGTAAAACAAAAAAAAGAACAAAGAAGAAAAGCTGCTGAACAAATGGGTGATGTGGAATTTGCAATTGGTAAAGCAAACCAATTTGGTTATACAAAATCAGATAGAAAAAAAATGGATGCTATTCATGAAAGATTAAAGAAAGAAAGAGAACAAAAAAGAGAACAAAGAAGAAAAGCTGCTGAACAAGCAGATGCTAGTCAAATGGAAGCTAGTAAATTTAAAAAAATTAGAAAAAATCCAGACTTTCAACCTTTTAAAAAAGGTGGTAAAGTTGTTTATAAATCAACAGGAGGAGGTATGAAATATCAACTCTATGGTGGAAGTTCTAAAAATATTCATGATGGTAATAAAGAAGTAGCACAATTTTATGATACAACAAATAAAGATTAGGAGAAATAAAATGGCACTACCAGGACCACATTCACTATTAAGAAGTCCAAATACAGTAGAACAATTACGAGAAATAACTGGAAGACCTACAGGACAAGGATTCTATGGTGCTCGTAAATCAGATAATGTACAAGGACCAATTGAAGCACATGCGAATGAAGAATATCCAAAAGGTAAATCCTTTACTACACAGACTAAAGATGTAAAAAATATTAGAGGTTAAGTAAATGGCAGTATCAGGAACATATAATTTTAATTTAGATATAGATGAAATAATTCAAGAAGCTATGGAAATGATTGGTGGTGAACAAACACTTGGTCATGAATCTGCTTCTGCCAGACGTTCTATTAATTTAATGCTTAATGATTGGCAAAATAGAGGTATACTTCTTTGGAATACAGATACAACAACTGTAACTGTTGCTACAAGTACAACAACATATGATCTTGCTTCTTCTGCCTTAGATGCTTTAATTGTTACTTATCAACCTAATACATCTTCAGCAGAAACAAAATTAGAAAGAAAATCTTTTGAAGAATATAATATTATTCCAAATAAATATGCAACAGGTAGACCTACACAATATACTGTAAAAAGAAATTTAGCTAATCCTACAATTCATTTATATCCTGTTCCAGATAACTCTACAGGATTATTACAAGTAGAATTAATAAGACAAGTACAAGATGTAAATAAATCTTTTGAACAAAATGCAGATGCACCTGTTAGATTTTTACCTTGTCTTACTGCAGGATTAGCATATAATATGTCATTAAAAAGACCTGGTATTGTAACAGATAGAATAGCTTTATTAAAAGCAAATTATGAAGAACTTCTTTTACGAGCAATGGAAGAAGATAAAGAAAGAGCAAGTATTTATTTTAAACCTAAATTAAGAGCTGTATAATGGCTACGAAAAAAAATGCTATATCAATGTGTGATACTTGTGGTTTTGTATATGCACAACGAGTAATGCGATTAAGTAGCTATAATACATTACAATGTCCAACATGTTTTGATGGACAATATGATTTAAAAAATCATCCACAGAATAGAGTACCAGATGTAAGAGATGATCCAACAATTCGTAATCCTAGACCAGATGATGGTGGTAGAAATTTTTTATGGAATACAGCATCAGTTACATGGGATGATTCACAAGAAAGATGGTGGGATTCAATATGAGCACATTAAAAGGTAGACTTATAAATGATACATATAAACAAATATTAAAAATGGGTGTATCTGCTAATGCAGGTGTTAGTACTACATTAACAGCAGTACAAACAGGTGATGGAGAAGCTACAGCTATTAAAATATCTAAAAATGCTATGCAAATTAATGGTGCTTTAGGTATAACTACTAGTGTATCTGTATCTGGAGAATTACGTGTAACAGGAGATGTATGTGCTTCTGCTTATTATGGTTCAGGTAGACATCTTACTAGTGTAGTTGTTGCTGGTGATACTTCTGTTAGTTCTTTAATTGTTACAAATACAGCAACGATTGGAGGAACATTATCGGTAGGTGGTGCAGTTAATTTATTAAGTACAGCTACTGTTAGTGGTGCAGCAGGTTTCTTAGGAAGTGTTCGAGTATCTGGAACTACTACTATTGAAGGTGCAGCAACTTTTAAAGATTCTGTTTCTGTTTCAGGTAATGCCAATATAGGAGGAACAGCTACAATAGCTGGTGCAGCTTCTATAGGTGGAGCTTTATCTGTTGGAGGAGCTACACATTTAGCTTCTACTTTAACTGTTGCTGGTAATACTACTCTAACTGGAACTCTTGGTGTAGGAGGTGCTGTTAATTTAGCTTCTACTTTAACTGTTGCTAGTAATACTTCTATAGGTGGTACATTAAGTGTTGGAGGAGCTACACATTTAGCTTCTACTTTAACAGTAGCAGGTAATACTACACTTACAGGAACTCTTAAAGTAGGTGGAGCTGCTACATTTGCATCTACAGTTACAATAGTAGGTAATACTACTATGACAGGTAACTTAGGTGTAGGTGGTACATTTGGTGTTGTAGGTAATGTAAGTCTTGGAGCTAATGTTACAGTTAAAGGAGATGTACATGTAAGTTCTAAAGTATGTGCTAGTGCATTTTATGGTGATGGAGCAAATCTAACTAATGTTCCAGTAGATATAACAGGTAATATATCAGTTAATAATGCTACAATAGGTGGTAATTTACATGTAGGTGGAACTGCTACAATAGTAGGTAATACTACTATGACAGGTAACTTAGGTGTAGGTGGTACATTAACTGCTGTAGGTAAAGCAGAATTTGATGATGATGTTTGTGTTTCAGGTAATACAATTCTTGTAGGAAATCTACATGTAGGTGGTACAACAACAATAGTTGGTAATACAACACTCACTGGAAATTTAGGAGTAGGGGGAACTGTAACAGTTGCAGGTCAAACACATTTACAAGATGCAGTTAGTTTAGCCAGTACATTAGTTGTAGGAGCTAAAGCTGAGTTTGATGATGACGTATGTGTTTCAGGTAATACTATATTAGTAGGTAATCTTACTGTAGGAGGAACAGTTACTATTACAGGTAATACAACTCTTACAGGTAATCTAGGAGTAGGAGGAACAGTTACAGTAGCAGGTCAAGCACATCTACAAGATGCAGTAAGTATTGCTAGTACATTAGTTGTAGGAGCAAAAGCAGAATTTGATGATGACGTATGTGTATCTGGAAATACCATATTAGTTGGAAATTTACATGTAGGAGGAACTACAACTATTGTAGGTAATACAACTCTTACAGGTAATTTAGGTGTAGGTGGTACAGTCACAGTAGCAGGTCAGACACATTTACAAGATGCTGTAAGTATTGCTAGTACATTAGTTGTTGGAGGTAAAGCTGATTTTGACGATGATGTATGTGTTAGTGGTAATTCACAATTAGTAGGTACACTTAAAGTAACAGGTACAACAACAATAACAGGTAATACAGGTTTCTTAGGAACTGTACGAGTATCAGGTAATACTTCATTAGAAGGACAATTACAATTAACAGAGAGTGCAGCAGCAGTTGTTTGTGCTACAGCTATTAATGGTATAACTTCTGTATCTCTAAACTTTGGAGCTTGTCAAAACTTTCGTACTTCTGTTACAGCAGGACATACATTAGCAAAACCTGTAGGGTGTCGAACAGGACAAACAGGAAGTATTTTCTTAACACAACAAGGTGGTAGTGGAACAATGGCATATAATGCAGACTTTAAATTTATAGGTGGTACAGATCCAACTTTATCTACAGATAATGGAGCTGTTGATAGATTAGATTATATAGTAGTATCTGCTTCCAGTGATGGAGTGGGTGGAGATATTCAAATGATAATTTCACAGGCGTATGCATAATGGGTATATTTCAAAATCATTTAATGGGAGCTGCAGCAGCAGCAGCAGCAAGTGGTGGAGCTAATACAGGT